CCGTTCAATGAGTTCATCAATTGATTCAAGGTTAGAATAATTAGTGTCATCATTCCAATCAGGTAATGCAAGAATATCCTCGTCAGAAAAGTTCTCACGAAAAACTTCTAGATTGTTTACTAAGTCTGGAAATGATGCTTGGATGTGCGAGTTCAAGGCACTCGTAGGCCTAGCGATAACGTATGTCATTATGTTCTCCTTATACCCCAAATAACAGGGGATTTGTTAAGTTATCAAATAACACATTCCTAAAAAGCAAGGATTTTCAATGTGTTACTAGTATTATATAGTACGTCTGTACTATATGTCAAGCAGAAATATCAATATTTCTTTGCTTTTTCTCTTTGTTTTTCTCAGAACGTCTAACCTGTTCTACAGTACGAGGTTTCTCTTTTGTTCTGATAACATGTTCGGTTGTAGATTGTGGTACAAGTTGTTGTACATGTCCAGCAGTAATTATTCTCATGTGAAGAATCCTTCTAGTGTCGATACACCATACTTGTCTGCAACTTTGTTTACGTTACTAGAGTTGTGTTCTACACTGTCACCTTTATGTTCGTATGGCATATAGTCTGTAACAGTATATGATGTTTCGCCTGGCTTCTTGATCTTCCATTGCAAATCTTTGTCTTTAGGATACTCCCTTGTCCACTCCATAGTAGACTTCTTTAACAGTTTCTTTGCAGACTTATTTAGAGGAAAGATGTATCGAAACTGTTTACCCCACACTCGTGAGAAACCTAGTTCTCCCATATGTGCATCTGATGGGCGTGGCCCATACTTTGTGTCCATACGGTTCATCACCTTTTTCATCTTACGTTGAATTGTACGAAAGTGTACCTTTTCGCCCTCATCTGTGACATATACATCACTCCATATAAAACCACCGTACAGAAAGTTTGCCGCTTGGTACACATATCCTGGCTTTCCAACAATACCGTCTGCCCATGTATACAAATACTTGACTTCTGGTGTATGTTTCTTCATCCACTGGATAACCAGACTTTGCATCTGTGATTCAGAATTGCGTGGCATCTTTTCGTCCATACACATCTTACCTATCTCAAAATAGTCAGATGTAGAAAGTTCTGGGAACATCTTTCTGATTGTACCCATAGGATTAGTTCCCCAACCCAAAGTCAGGATACCTACCAATTCTTCCCCTTGGTAGGCTCCCAGATAATGTTTAGTTAATTTAGGCATCACTGGACTATAGTGACGCTCCTGTACAAACAAGGTAGCAACCCTATAGTCCACTGGTTTAATGTGCATTTTACAAATCTTCTAGCAGTTTAGCAAGTTTCTTCTTTGATTTCATTCCCTTGACATTTGCATCGTGAATCATATGCATGTTGTGTGCGCCAACCATTGCCTTTTCACCAACCATGACAAGTGCAATCATACCCATTGATTTGTGTGGTGTACATTGATACAAGTAGATGCCTGGCTCATCGAATGTGTATGAATACTCCTTACTCAATTTAGATTTTTTAGGAGCTTCCCAATTCATAGGGCCTGCAAGAAATTCTACGTTATGTCCTTTATCTGTTGGCACCCATGTAATTGTATCACCGACATCAATTCGAGCGATATCCTCACTGTATACCATTTTTGCACCATCATCACGTTTGTTCAACATGTCGATAGTCATGTCCTCTGCCAGTGCTGGTGTAGCCAGTGCAAGGACAAGTCCAAGTGTTAATAGTTTCATTTGTTATCCTTTACGTTTAAATTTGATGGGTTATATTGTTCTCCATTATAACCACTCCCTGTTGCGTTTGGGCCTGTCTCGACCCCATTGTTGCAGGCAAATACTACAACAAATAATCCGATGCAAATCCATAAAACTCCACGTTTGCTGTATGTTATAAATGCATCAAATGTTCTTTCTGCTTCTTCTTGTGCTGATTCTCTAGGCGTCATTCTGGCACCGTCCAAGGATAGCAAGGCACAATACTCTGTTTACAGTATTTTGCATTATCCACCAGTAACACTGGTACAATTACAATAAAAAAAGCAATGATAAGGAATGCTGGTAGCAGTCCTTTAGTTGTACAATAATTTTGACTCATCTTCGTTTTCCTGTCATTGGATCTTTCGCTTCTTGTGTAGATAAGACTTGCAATCCACCCTTATTATATGCTTGTCCTATAACAGCATTACCATTGTAGTGATGAACTTTCTTCTTCACACTTGGCCCTGCAATAACGTCACTAGTCGGCAAACTAGGACGATCAGATGAATAATCAGGTAGTTCGTAAATTGGTACGTCTACTCGATTTTCTTTTGGTTGATACCCCATTTTTTTCAGAAACTTTTCGTGCTCGTCAAGAGACTTTTGCATCTTTGCAGATACCTTACGTTTCTTTTTCTTGGTGCTCAGTTTGTTTGTCGTGTAATAGATTGGCAGTAAATGCATGCCCTTCATTATATATTGCCTCCATCAAAACGTCCACAGACAAATTGTCTATGGACTCACCATACTCTTCTGCTAAGTCACTAATGCGTTTTCGCTTTTCTGAGTAATGCACTAATGACTCCTTTCCAGTAGTTCTGGCCCCATTCAGAACCAGACTCTACACATCTCTGATACGCTATGTTTGCGTTATCAATCAGTCTTTCATAATCAACTTTCCCCATTGATTATAGCAGTTGCAACATCGACTGCCTCCATATCAAAACCACCGATATGCCACTCATACTCTTCAGTAGGAACATATCCAGTTTTCCAATTGTAGATAGAGAACGGTACATAGTCAATATGTCCACCATCATCCTCTTCCCAAAAACTATCTCCATTCCAATCATCAGGTCTTTGGACGGATGCTTCAAGCATCCATTCACAGTTTACCTTCTCATATGGATCTGAGTCATTGTGTGTAGGTTTACCAAAAATCTCAACCAATTTTGCATAGGTTGTTTTGATAGTTCCTTGCAACGAACTCATGTTCAGATCAATTCCAGAATCATTTTCAAAATCAATTACGTTCATACTCACTCTCCATGATTATCATTATATATTATAATACCACCAGTAACCATCATTGTCAAGCCAATTCCAACGATTACTAGCATTTCTTCTAAACTATTTGCAAACTCCATGCACTTACCGTCACAGTCATTTGCACTACCAGCTATTGCCATCATTCCAGCAAAAACCAAAAATCCACCTAGAATAGTTTTCATATCACACTCCCTCAATTACAAAGTCTTTATCATTTTTTAGATGTACCCAACGAGCATCACGCTGTTTGATAGTCTTGAAACCTACACAGAAAGTTTCATTCTCGCTTCGACAACGAACCGCTGGTTCACCATTGAATGTTCCCAAAGCATCAACTTCCCACTTATCGCCGTGTTGATTGATACGGTTCTTTCCATGTCGAGAAATACCCTTCAACTTAATCCAAGTACCGACTACCATAATTTAGTTCCTTTCTCAGCCGCAGCCTGCATTTCAGCAATCTCTGCCTGTTGATCCCAAAAGTCGTTTTCGTCCATGACACGAACATTTCGTTCACACTCATTCAACACCATCTGATGTTCACACGCATTGCCGTAGCATTCTTCCTCAGCAATGATTTTTCCATTTTCAATCAAAACAAACATAGCGAATCACCTCTCTCATTACCCTTATATAATACCATTGTTATGATAACAAGTCAAGCATTATTTTGAAAAAAGTGGGCCTTCGTGCCAATAATCATCATCAAACTGTTCAGTGCTTTGTTTCGACATATCTAGATTTACCCACCGTTTGAACATGTCTGTAATCTTAGATGTATCACGTTCATATGGTGATACCTTTAGACTGTGTACTTCCTCATACATCTTGTACATCACAAGGTCGGAAGTGTAGTCTGCCTCTGGTACACGTTTGTAGATAGTCCAATCCCATTTGATTACGTCACCATCATCGTGAATCATACGTCCTAAACAATAGTTGTAGTAGTCACCTTGTGGCTCGAAATCTCTATTGCCTGCGAATAGCATTTTCTATCTCCTCTTTTACATATTCAAAAGTGCATTCATTAGCCTGATAAAGAATGCCAATACCACCTTTACTTATCCACCTACTGATGTTGTCTGGTTTATCATCCACCAAAATATTTGGTACACCAGAAAATCTTTCAGTTGCAAACCGTTCTTTCTGTCCAGTAAAGATAAGTTTGTCGATTGGTGGTAAGAACCCATGTCGAGTCAACCATACTCGTTTCCAGTATGCAGAGTTGTCTCTATCTCCACGCAATGGTGAGGAACAGATTCCCCAATCACCAGTTTCTTTTACAAAGTTCACTAACGCCTTTGATGTAGGAAACAGTTCCAGTGTATTGAAGAAGTCAGTACCTTGTAACTTTACAATTGACTTCTCTTTATTCTCAATCATCTTCCAATGATCTTTTCCAAACGCTTTTGCAAACCCATCAA